CCAAAAGTCTTTCTGTTGATCACCAAAGGCTTTCTTGTATTGATCACGAGCGTAATCATATTCATCAAGAATGACTGCAACATTAATAGTCAAAGGTTGTATATCCACTATCACTTTTCTCCCCAAACGTCAGGATCGTACTGATCGTCTTCTGTAGCTTCAATACGCTCCAACATTTCATCCAAGAACTCAGCTAGTTCTTCTTCAGTCATTGTTACTGGAACTTGACTGGGATCCAAAGGATTCATTAAATGGCCCTTTAAGTGGTGGCTAAAGACCTCTTTAAGAAGACTCTTTAAGTGCCTCTTTAAGTGCCCTCTAAGTTGACGGCTAGAGACCTCTTTAAGAACCTCTTTAAGAAGGTACTTAAAGGTACTTAGAGGGCCCTTAAAGAGCCACTCAAAGGGGCCACTTAAAGAGCTGTCCTATGGCCTCTCCTTGGCGTATGCACCGCAGGTACCTTCTGTGGGTCCTTTCGACACTGAGTCCTGTGCAAATTCAAGGCACGCTGACTGGCTGGATCCCCAGCTTCACCGAAATCCCTACCTACAACAATGAACCGTGTGACTTCCGTATCAAGGTTCTTGTACAAGACGCAGAGGAGATTGTTGAAGAAATCTCTGAGGCATACGACGCGGCATGTGCCTGGTATCGTGACCAGACGGGGAAGAAAAGTTTTTACGACGCTCCGTTTGAAATGTCTGAAGACGGCTCAGCCGTAATCAAACTGACGGCTAAACCCAGCTATGGGGAGTTCCCTTTGCCTGTGGTAGACACTGAGCTGCAACCTCTGGCTCCTGATTTGAAGCTGCGTGAGGGCTCTGAGATCCTTGTAGCCATCAAACCGATGTACATCCCTCGTAAAGCACCTCGGGGTGGCATCCGGCTGTGCCCCAAGGGTATTCAGGTGTTGAAGGCTGTGACTACTGCTGGTGAGGATCGTGGTGACTTTGATATCACCAAAGCTTTTACCAAGCAGTCTGGGTTTAAGCAATCCAAACCAAACCTGAAAGAACTTGCTACTGTGTCTGGCGAAGATCCTGACTTTTGAGTAAGTGGCCCGACGATTCCATAAGTACGGCAAACGCCAAGCAAATGGGTTTCGTTCGGGCTTTGAAGGCAAAGTAGCCGACCACCTCAACGCATCAGGGGTTAGCTGGGAGTATGAGCAGTACAAGTACGACTTGCTGATCCCTCGTAGCTACACCCCTGACTTCGTTCTCAGCAACGGCGTAGTGCTTGAGGTGAAGGGTTACTTTGATGCGGAAGATCGGAGGCTGATCAAGCTGTTCAAAGAGCAGCACCCATCAGTCGATATCCGAATGGTCCTACAAAAACCGCATCAAAAGCTCACCAAAACAGGGAGTATGACCTACGCCCGGTGGTGTGACAAATACAGTGTGCCCTGGTGTGAGGGTCCGATCATCCCGTCTAGCTGGTCATAGCAGTGCTATGATTCTGCCGGACAAGTGAAAGGACACCGAGACCTCCGGGGTGCATGGTTACCTGGAGGTCTCTTTTTATGTCCCGCGTTGTCCGCAGGTTGAACTGCCCCAAATGTGGGTCACGCGACAACGTTGCTCTGTACGACGACGGTGGTGAGCACTGCTTCACGCCCGGTTGTACTTACCACGTTTCAGGTTCTTCCTCTTCCTTCACCATGTCCAGCTTTGCAACCAATGACTCCCACACTGAGATCGAACCCCTGGTTGGTTCATACAACGCCATCCCAAGTCGGGGTATTCACGAAGAGACGTGCAAACTCTTTGGATACTTCAAGGGTACCTATGGCGACAGTGAGGCTTACTTCTGGCCCATCTACGACAAAGAACGTCGTCTTACTGGCTACAAGATTCGTAAGCCAAACAAGAACTTTGTCCAGCATGGAACCAATCCTGACCATACGTTTCTCGGGCAGGAAAAGTGGAGTGGAGGCAAGCTGCTGGTTATCTTTGAGGGTGAGTATGACTGCCTCAGCTACGCCACAGTTCGTAAGAGCTGGCCGTGCGTCTCGCTACCGAATGGCGCTGACTCTGCGGAGAAATCAATCAGGAGTAATCTCGATTGGCTACTGAAGTTTGAAGAGATCATCCTGTGTTTTGACAACGATGATCACGGTCAAAAAGCAGCGAAGAACGCCATTCAGTTACTTCCGCCTCGCGTGGGTAAGATCGGCAAGATCGAGAAGTACAAGGATGCCAACGAAGCTTTGGTAGCAGGGGACAGCAAAGCCATCATGCAGATGGTGTGGACTGCTGCTGAGTACGAACCAGATGGAATCATCAGTGGCAGCAAACTGCTCCAGATGGTCCTAGAAGACCCCAAAACGCAGAGCGCTGAGTATCCCTACAAGTTCCTAAACGACAAGCTTCACGGGCTGCGTAAGGGCGAGCTCGTTACTATCACGGCTGGATCTGGTATCGGGAAAAGTACGTTTGTTTCTGAAATTGCGTATGACCTGCTTACAAGGCAAAACGAAACAGTGGGTTATGTCGCTTTGGAAGAGAACATTCGACGTACTGCTCGGCGCTTCGTCGGTATGGATCTTAATTACCCTGTCCACATTGATCGAGGTCACTTCACTGATGGACAAATTGAGGAGGCCTTCAATCGGACTCTCGGAACGGGTCGGTTATTTCTGTACGATCATTTTGGCTCTCTTGACCCTACCGTTCTGCTTAACCGTATACGGCATCTGGTTAGTGGTTGCGGGTGTAATTGGATTGTGTTCGATCACCTCTCGATTCTTGTCTCAGGTTTGGACCAAGGAGACGAACGTAGGGCGATTGATCAAACGATGACAAAACTCCGAAGCTTTGTTGAAGAAACAGGCTGCGGGATGCTTTTGGTGTCACACTTACGCCGCCCTACTGGCGATAAAGGCCACGAGAACGGTGCTCAAACATCCCTTTCACAGTTACGCGGTAGCGCTGCTATCGGCCAACTTAGTGACATCTGTATTGGTCTTGAACGCAATCAGCAGTCTGAGAACGATTCAGAAGGAACAACTGTACGAGTTCTTAAAAATCGTTTCACAGGTTGGTGCGGCGTATCAGGCACTGTGAAATACAACGAAACTACAGGCAGAATGTTGGAGCTTTCTGGCGGTAGTAAGCCACAACAATTCGATGATCATTTTGAATCCGACTTTTGACGTTCATGTCTCGGAGATGAACTCCCTTAAAGTGACAGCCCTTGCTGCCACTGAAACCGCTAAGCGTGTGTGTCAGTCCTTTTTCAAGTCCAATGACGCCTGCAACCAGCTCACCTACGACCAACTTGAGGACTTCCTTGACTTCTGCTACAGCCGAAACCTTAAGGTCTTTCTCGATGGTAACGTTCGACGTGGAGACCAATGCTCTCAAGATTAGGGACGTTACTAAAGTCCACTGCTGTGCAATATCTGACGGCACGGACACAGTTCTGTACAAGAACCCAAAAGAGTGGCTTCAGATTCTTGAAAATGCGGACGTACTGATTGGTCACAACATCATTCAGTACGACATACCGGCGATACAACAGGTATATCCAACGTTTAAACCAAAAGGCAAAGTCGTCGATACGTTGATCCTTTGCCGGATGCTTTACCCAGACATTCTCGACCGTGACTTCCAAAAAAAGTGGGAGGGGATGCCAATCCAGCTTTACGGACGCCACAGTCTTGAGGCTTATGGCTTCCGACTGGGCTATAGCAAACGTCACGCTGGTCTTGAAGACTTCAGTGTGCTGACTGACGAACTGGCTGAACGGTGCGTCTGTGATGTTGAACTGAACCTTAAGCTTTGGCGCAGGTTGCAACCGAAGGCTGACGACATCCCTTGTGCCGTTGACCTTGAGATGCGCTTTGCACAGCTCATCGCCCTGCAGGAACGATCTGGCTTTGGTTTCAATGTTCAAGGGGCTTTGGAACTTGAAGCTCAGATCAACGGACAACTGAATACTCTCAGCGAACGATTGAGACAACGGTTCCCGTTCGTTGACGGAGGGCTCTTCACGCCCAAGCGAGACAACTCGTCACGAGGTTATGTAGGTGGTGCAGCAATGTGCCGTCTTACGGATCTCAACCCGAACTCTCGGGATCACATCGCTTGGGTGCTACAGAATCTTCTGGAGTGGAAGCCAGAGGAATTCACCGACACTGGTAAACCCAAGGTCGATGAAACAGTTCTGTCGAAGATCCCTGGGGCTGAGGATTTTGTTTCACACCTCACGCTCCAAAAGCGATTGGGTCAACTCAGCACAGGCAACAACGCTTGGTTGAAACTGGTGGAAAGCGACAACAGGATTCACGGCAGTGTGATTACTGTTGGCTGCGCCACCGCTCGCTGTAGCCACGTCAACCCCAATATGGCCCAGGTACCTGCTGTCAGGTCAGCCCTGGGACCGGAGTGCCGAGCTCTGTTTGGACCTGGCCGCCTCGGGGGAGGTAGAAGCACCAAACAGGTTGGCGTGGACCTCAGTGGAATCGAAGCACGTTGCTTAGCCCACTACCTGTGGCCGTTTGATGACGGTAAGTTTGCAGATGAAGTGTTGAACGGCGATATCCATACGGCCAATCAAAAGGCCGCAGGACTCGCCACCAGAGACCAGGCAAAGACGTTCTTCTATGCCTTGATGTATGGAGCAGGGGCAGAGAAGCTAGGTCTGATTACGGGTCAGGATGGAGCAAAGCTGAAGCGGAAGTATTTCCGTAATATGCCCGCTTTGGCTTCGCTTTCTAAAAGAGTAGTAGCAAAAGCAGAAGATGAAGGATTTGTTAAAGCGTTGGACGGTAGACGGATATTAATCCGGTCCTCACATAGCGCACTTAACTTCCTACTTCAAAGCGCAGGTGCCATCATTAGCAAGCTTTGGTACATCACCTGCTTCGATGAGCTCAGCAAAGCCGGATTTGAATACGGGGTCGATTGGATCTTCCTCGCCCATATTCACGACGAGGTGCAGTTCGCAGTCGCAACAGAACGCGCAGAAGAGCTCGGAACTATTGCAGTCAGGTCTGCTGGCTTGGCAGGAGATGCACTTGGACTCCGTATTGCAATCGGTGCGGAGTTCAAAGTTGGAACCAATTGGGCTGAGTGCCACTAAAACTTGCAAGATTTGCAAGCAAGACAAACCTTTAGACCTGTTTGGTCGCAACGGTACTTGGAGGCGACCTGAGTGTTTGTCGTGCTACTCCAAGCAGCTCAGGGATTATTACCACATTCGTAAGAAACACAAAGTTCCTGAGCTAGGTACGCCGTGTGAGTGCTGCGGATCCACTGAACAGAAGTTGCATTGGGATCATTGTCATGAGACCCATGAGCATCGCGGTTGGATTTGTAATAACTGCAACACAGGTATCGGCAAGCTTGGTGACAATATTGAAGGCGTCCTCAAAGCTGTGGACTACCTAGCCAGAGTCAATAAGCTGGGAGCCCACCAAGGAGGTACCGATGACTTGGCTGCTGCTTGACGCAGACATGCTGCTGTTCCAAGCAGTCGTTTCCGCTGAAGTTGAGATCGAATGGTCTACAGACATCATTACGACTCACCTTCCTGTTAAAGAAGCTCAATTCATTTTTAATGAGCTACTTGAAACCAAACGTAACCAAGCACAAGCTGACCGATTCACGCTTTGTTGGACTGCTTCTGAAAACTTCCGTAAGGACGTTGCACCCACCTATAAAGCACACCGTACTCGTTACGACCGTCGCAAACCTGTGGGGTATAAAGCAGTACGACGTTGGGCTGAACAGCAGTTTCCCTCTGAATGTTGGTATCGACTAGAGGCTGATGATGTTCTTGGCATCCTTGGCACTCGTCATCCATACAAAACAGTTATCTGGTCTGGTGACAAGGATCTCAAACAAATCCCGGGTCTTCATCTAGATAACGAAGGCAACATCTTCCACATTTCTCAACTTGAAGCTGATGTCTATTTTTATCGTCAGGCTCTTACCGGTGATTCCACTGACGGCTATCCTGGTTGCCCTGGGGTGGGACCGAAGACAGCGGAGAGACTTATCGAAGAAGCTGGGTTTGACGAAGCCTCCGCATGGAGAACTGTAGTTCAGCAGTACAAGAAGAAAGGGTTTGGAGCTGATTACGCTTTGACCCAAGCACGCCTTGCTCGCATCCTCCGTGACACTGAGTACACATTCGATGAAGTTCAACTATGGACCCCGACTTCGATCCCATCAGACCAAGCCACTACGCCTTTGACGAAGGAGTAATTGAATGTATTGATTACATCGAAAGCCACGCCTTTGATTTTGTTGAAGGCAACATCATCAAATACGTCACTCGGTACCAACACAAGAACGGTATCGAGGATCTCAAGAAAGCCCGTTGGTATCTCGACCGCTTGATCAAACGACAAGAACAGTGGGATAACCAATGGAATAACCGCCAGAAACTTTACGAAGAGGTTGTTGCCGATGATCATTTCCAATTCCGAGTTAGTTCGGACCTGGATGCACAAAGCGGACCAGTTAACCAATCCTGATAACGAACAACGTGAACAGCAACTTGCGTATGTCGAAGAAGAGTTTTACGAACTTCTTTACGCATATCGCAACGAGTCTCGCGCACAAGTTATCAAAGAAGCCTGCGACCTACTATGGGTCACTTATGGTTTGCTTCTTACCTTGGGTGTGGATCCTGATTCTGCTTTCGATCGGCTCTACACCTCTAACTGGTCCAAGTTTCCTTTCACAAAAGTGGATGGAAAAGTTCAAAAAGGGCCCAACTACCAACCCGTTGACTTCTCAGACTTATGAAGCCTTACGATGAACTGCTGGCTCAAATTCCTAACGGCGCTTGGCAATATGTCGAAGCCGAATACGAGGAAGATGACGAAGGCAATGGCTCGATTCAGTTCTATTGGGACGATGAAGAGCACCCTGAACTTAAGCCTCTTTCCCAGCTTGATGACGACCAATGGGAAGATTTTGTAATCACTTCACTTCAACGAGCAATTGACAAAGATGAAACTGACGAAGGCAACTCTGAATCCGGCGATAGCGATGACCGGGAGGGTGGAGAGTTGGATTGAGAATCCCACCCGCCGTTATCCCGTTAGTTGTACTGTGTTCGTTGTGGAAGACACGATGGACGAGGACGCTGATGGTCTTGAGGGTTCTTGGCAATTCGTCAGCAAAGCTCTTCGGTATGGCGCAGGGGTTGCTGTTCACCTTTCTAAGCTTCGCGCACGAGGCACTAGAAACACTCACGGAATGGTTGCTTCAGGCCCTTGTGGGTTCATGGAGATCTACTCCAAGTTCAATGAAATCCTTCGTCGCGGGGGTACCTACCGTAACGGTGCGGTGGTTGCTCATCTTGACGCAGATCATCCTGACATTTTGGAGTTTGTTAATTACGATCGCGGTCGTATTCCTTGGATCAAACGTTGTGTCAATGTTGATCCTGCAATCATCGACGAACCCGACAAGCTAAAAGCAATCATGGACGCTGCCCGCAAGGGTGACGTTTGGATTGTTAAAAAGCAGTACGACGTAAACGGTGAGCGCATTTACTCCAACGTGTGCCAAGAGATTCTGCTGAAATCTCGGGACACCTGCCTGCTGTCTCATATCAACTTGGGTCTCACCAAGATTGATGAGATTCCTCAGGCGTTTGTTGATGGCATGAAGTTTCTTTGTGAGTTGTATCAACAGACTGGTGTGGATGAGTCTGGTATCTACAGCCGCAAAGATAACCAAGTTGGTCTAGGTGTCCTTGGCTTGGCAAACCTGCTGGCTATTGAAGGCGTGACCTACGAGGACTTTGTGGGTGCTCTGCGCCGTAAAAACCTTGGTGTCGGGTCTGTTGAAACCAAAGCTGGTGAGATTGCTCACGCCATCTTCCTGGGCTTTGCAGAGGCCTCTAAGGTGGCTGCTGACTACAACATGTCCCGAGCGTTCACCGTGGCCCCTACAGCCTCTTGTGCGTACCGCTATGTGGATCGTGAAGGGTTCACTACAGCCCCTGAAATCTCACCTCCGATCAGCCGAGATGTAGATCGTGATAGTGCGACTCTTGGCGTTCAAAGTTATAAGTTCAACCCCAAATGTCAAACCGCTGAAGAGGTTGGTTGGGACACATTTTTTGAGTTGAACTGTGAGTGGCAGCGGCTGATGGATAGCACATCCATGGCTCACGCAATCTCTATGAATTGGTGGTCAGACATGACAACTATGGACCGTCAATTTATGGCACGATGGTTGAACTCCCCCCTGAAGAGTTTGTATTACTCTCTTCAGGTCATGTCCGACATCCAAGATAAATCCAATGCCTACGCCGCTATTAGCGATGTAGATGTTGAGAATTACCTTGCCAATTTGTTGGAGGGAGATTCAGCACCCGATTGCAATTGCGCCGAATGAACCCGTATCAAAAACTGCTCGCTCGCAAGCGCACTTGGACTCCTATTCAATCAACCGCTGGCAAGCTAAAAGAGGGCTCGGAGGAAACAATCTTCCGGGCTCTTGCCCTTCGTCATATGGAGCTTCCGGTTGGTGATTTTATCCAAGATGCTTGCTCTACTGAAATTCCTGAAGCCTCCCGTGCGCTTCTTGAAAGCAACATCAAAGATGAAGAACGCCACGATCTTGCGCTGGGATATATCACCAACGCATTGGGAGTGGATGAGCAGGCAGAGAAAGAAGCCCTGCGACTACGGCAAGCGTGGATTGAACATCCAGATCATCCGGTCCTCAAAGCAATGGTGGCCGAGCGTGCGATCTTTTTCGTTCTCCTCCCGTTCTTTCGTTTTAACGGTGATGCTGGTCTCCGAACGGTAAGCGCTGACATTAGTCGTGATGAACAAGTTCATGTTGCTGCCAATAGCCTTGTTTGTCGTGAGCTGGGGCTTAGTGTCTCTCCTTCTCTTGATAAATTGCGTAAGGCAACTGTCAATTGGGTGATGCAATCCCTTGGCAGTTCTGACAATAAGTATCTTGATCGTCAGTTCTGGCTGGATCAAAGCGACAGCCTGATGTACTCAGGTAAAGCTGAAGGTTTGATTGAGACTCAACGAGCTCGGATGCCTGCGTTCTTTGAAACCAGTAACTCTGATCTTCCCAGCTACGCTTGATACATAAGGGGATTCACGATGGCGTTAATTACTAAAGATCAATTCTTTGAGCTTTGGTTTCCTGGAACTTATTGGGATCGAGTAAACCGAGAACTTGGTGGTCACGACACTGCAGGAGCTCGACGTAACGCCCGTGAATCCCCCAATGGAAGTCGTCAGTTTGAAGCAGCTTGGGAGGCTTACAACCGAGACCAGATTGCTGCTGAAAACCCTAGAAGTGTTCTTGATGGTCCTTATACATTTAATGAACCTGCACCAACGTTTACTCAATGGGCGGGTCCTTGTTATGACGCTAATTGTCAAAGATTGAGGGCATCTATCGAGGCTTCTGAACGAGCTAACTATGCTTCTTGGCAAACTAGAAAAGCACAAGCCGAAGCGGCAGAACAACGTCGTTTGTATGAAGTTGCTTTGCTACAAGAAGCAGATGTAAAAGCTCAACAATTTGAAGCAGAAGAAGCTGCAAGATTTTTAGCTAGTGAACAGCAAAAACTTCAGCAAGACCTTGTACTTGAACAGCAAAAAATTGCTGAACAACAAAAACAAGAGCAAGCAAACATAGAAGCTCAAATTAACGCTTCGCGTTTAGCCGCACAAGAAGAACAAGCAGCAATCAAACTTCAATTTGAAAGCGATAGAGCTTCTATTCAACAACAACAAGCAGCTCTTCAGTCTCAATTTGAAAAAGAGAAAGAAACAAACGAAAAAAGTATTGCAGCGGCAGCAGCAGAAACAGCAAAGCAGCAAATAATTACTAAACGTCAAACTGCTCTTAAACAAGAAGCAGCCTCAGCTCCTGCTACAAAACTTACCGAACAGCAAAATCAAAGCTCTGTTACAGCAGGACAAACACGCCGTCGCAAATCAATGATTGGTCAGCCTGGTGTTTCTGTCACACGAGTCAGTGCAAGGTCTGGCGTTGGTGGTTATGGTGGTACCGCTCCTACTCGGATCAACCCGACTGGCCTAAACATATGATTCCTTACATCGAAACTGAAATTATTCAGTATCTTGACGGTATTTATCCAGATAAAGCACCTGACCTTAGTATGGAAGAGAAACTTATCTGGTTTACTGCCGGACAAGTATCAGTTGTAAGGCATCTTAAAGAGCAGCACAGGCTCCAAGAGGAAACCAAGTATGGCTAAAGACAGTTCGCTTAATTCAGTTCTTTCGATCCTTGGTTTGGTTGGAGCTGGTGTTTCTGCCTACCAAGGTTTTCGTGCTGCTGAACAGCGTAGTAATGAATTTCGCGCTCAACAAGAACAAGCTGCAAGGCAATATGCTTTAGCCCAGCAAGCGACTGAAAATCAAACTCGACTGGTTAACGAGCAAATCGCTAACCTTCGTGCCAGTCTTGCTCAACGTCAAAAGGAGTTTGAAGCTTCTCAAGCTGCTTATACACAGCAAGCTGAATCTAGCCGTCAACAGTTGGAGCAAGCCAGGACTTCCTCTGCTGCTCAGTTGACTGCTATGCGTGAGTCTGCTGCTGAACAAAGCCGTCAAATGCAGGCTCAATCAGAATCTCAACGTTTGGCTTTTTCTGAACAAACAAAAGCTCTTCAAGAACAAACCGCTACTCAACGTGCTTCACAAGAGGCTCAACTTGGTATTGCTCGTGAACAACTAGCTTCGTATCAAGCACAAGCTGCCTCAATGCAAGAGCAAGCTTTAATTGCTCGTCAAACTGCAGAGCAACAGATGGCACAGCAACGCACTGCAGCCGCTTCTATGTTGCAACAGCAAAAGATTACTTCTGCTATTCAACAGCAAAGAGCTGCTGCTCCTCCTGTTGGTAGTCGCGTTCGTCAACGTGCTGGCACACCTGCTGCACTGCGTACTAATTTGGAAATACAATCACCTGTTGCTGGTCTTGGGATCACAGCAGGTTCATCAAATGCAGCTGGTGGTTTGAATGTCTAATGCTTCGGCTCGTTACTCGGCACTAGAGCCAGAAAAGACGATTTATTTGGATCGGGCTATTGAGTGCAGCAAATACACTCTGCCGACTCTTATTACCGAAAACGACCGTAGTACTGGTAAAAACCTTTACACCAAAATCGCTACTACCTACCAAGGTCTTGGTGCTCGTGGCGTCAACAACCTGGCTAGCAAACTGCTGATTGCTTTGCTGCCTCCTAACCAAGCTTTTTTCCGTCTCTCTGTAGACGACATGAAGCTAAAGCGGGAACTTGAGAACTACAAGGAACTGCAGTCAGAGTTTGATCAACAACTGGCTTTGATGGAACGCGCAGTGATGCGTGACATTGAAGAGTCTGGTGATCGGACTGCTTTGTTTGAAGCTCTCAAGCATCTGATCATTGGCGGCAACGCCCTGCTGTATGTCGCTGAGAGTGGCACCAGGGTTTATCCGCTGAAGTCTTTTGTGCTGAACCGTGATCCTGAAGGAAACATCCTTGAGGTTGTGGTGCGTGAAGAGGTTAGCCCTGATGTGCTGCCTGAAAAAGTTGCACCTAAAGATAACGAAGGCAAGTTTGTAGATAAAACTGTTTTCCTCTACACCCACATCACTTGGGATTACAAAGCTGATCGGTGTAACTGGTATCAAGAAGCTTACGCAAAACAAATTGGCAAGAAAGGTTCTGTTCCTATTGAAAAGAGCCCCTGGATTCCCCTTCGTATGTTCCGCGTGGCTCATGAAGCCTACGGTCGTGGCTACTGTGAGGAGCTTCTAGGTGACCTCAAGAGCCTTGAGTACCTCTCTAAAGCAATTGTTGAAGGCTCAGCCGCTGCAGCCAAGATCATCTTCCTCTGCAATCCCAACGGCACTACTCGTCCTGACGCTCTTGCTCGGGCTGCCAATGGTTCAATTGTGGCAGGCAACCCGAATGATGTGGCTCCTCTTCAAATGCAGAAGCAGGCAGACCTTACGGTGGCTCTCAACACCATCGCTCGGATCGAACAACGCTTGAGCTTTGCGTTCCTGCTAAACAGTGCAATTCAAGCTGGTACTTCTGGCCGTGACCGTGTGACGGCTGAAGAAATCCGCATGGTGGCTCAAGAACTTGAAGCTGGTTTGGGTGGTATCTACAGCATCCTTAGCGTTGAGATGCAGCTTCCTCTGGTCAACCGCAAGATGGCTCTTATGGAGCGTCAGGGTCGGTTGCCGAAGCTTCCCAAGGATGTTGTAAAACCTCAGATCACCACTGGTCTTGATGCTCTTGGCCGTGGTAACGATAAAGCCAAACTGATTGAGTTCCTGCAAACCATTGCTGGCACTCTGGGTCCTGAGGTCATGGCTAAGTACGTTAATAGCCGTGAGCTGATTACCCGCCTCGCTGCTTCCGATGGTCTCGATACTTACAAACTCATTAAATCGGACGAAGATCTCATGGCTGAAGAGCAGCAAACAGCTATGATGATGCAGCAACAAATGGCCGCGCAAGATCCGAATAACGATCCTGCTAAACAGGCCGCACTTCTCAAAGCTGAAAATGACTCAATCCGGGCAAGTCAAGAAGCCGCTGGTGGAGGAGCCCCTGGAGGCTTCTGAGGCTCCGAAAAAGTCGGAACCTAAATCCAAAATGGATCTACTGATTGAAGAGCTGAAGGCTAAAAAGCCTGAGGTTTACGAACAGTATGTCGCTGCTGCTAAGAACAAGCGGCCCGTTTGGATCTATCCTGATCTGACCGTTCGGATCGGCTGATCATGGAAGTCATTGCTGACAATTTCCTGTCTCAAGAGACGGGACCCTATAGCGAGCAAGATCTGCAAGCTCTTCAAGAGGTTGAGCAGCAAGAGCAACAGCAAGAGTTGATTGGTGGCAAATTCAAAAGCCCCGATGATCTTCTAAAGGCTTACCAAGAACTTGAGAAAAAGCTTGGTAATCGCACTGGTTATGAGAAAGCCGAAGAGCAACCTGAGGCTGAGGAAAACCAAACTGCTGAAGAACCTGTTGTTCTGTCTCAAGAAGAGGAAGCCACCATTCTGGAAAGCATTGGTGGTGAAGAAAACTTCAGTGCAGTTCAACAGTGGGCTAAGGAAAACCTTGAAGCTGGCGAGCTTGAGGCGTATAACCGTGAAGTTAATAGCGGTGACTACTACCGAGCTCGTAACGCACTGCAGTCTCTGTACTACGCGTTCCAAGAAAACTCTGGCTATGAGCCTGAACTGATTGGTGGAAAGCTTTCTGCAAATAGCAGTGATGTGTTCCGTTCAAGCCAAGAAGTGATGGCTGCTATGAGTGACCCCAGGTATCTGCAGGACTCTGCTTATACCCAAGATGTTCAAGATAAGTTGCTTCGTAGCGACGTTCTTGGCCCTAGGGGTTAATATTTCAATAGCGAACGTAAACATTGTTGCCGCCGAGGCGATAACAACAGTGATATACGAGCGCTCGTAAACTTCTACCTCCATACTGACGATGCCTGAATTTGCATCTCTCAGCCGGTTGGGTGGTCTTAACGGCGTTCAGTACAACGCAGGTTCCGCCTCCGGCAACTACGAAAAGGAAAACGCTAATTTCCTCAAGATCTTTTCTGGCGAAGTTCTGACCACGTTCAACCGTGAGACGATCTTCAAAGATCTGACCATGAAGCGCACCATCTCTTCGGGCAAAAGCGCAAGCTTCCCGATCACTGGTCGTTTCTCCAGCCGTTACCACCGTCCTGGTGATTGGATCACCGGTCAAGGTAACAAGGGCATGATTGGCGAAAAGATCATCACCATTGATGACCTGCTGATCGCTGATGCTTCCATCTATGACTTGGATGAAGCCAAGCTGCACTGGGATGTTCGTTCGATTTATTCGACCGAGCTGGGCCGCGCTCTTGCTCGTGCCTATGACCAGCGTCTTGCTCGCACCCTGCTGGCTGCTACTGAGTCTGACGGTCGTGTGAAGGACTGGGATTCCAAGCGTTTCCAACTGAACGGTGGTACCTACTCCTCGGCTACTTCCGGTGTTGTGACCCTGAGCGCCAACTTCCAAACCGCTGAGCTGGCTTACTGGGCCGTGGGTGAAGTGGTGTACGGTGAGACCTCCGGTGCTTACGGTGTGATCACCACTGCTCCTACCAACGGTGCTGCCACCTTCGGTATCAACCCCCTGGGTGCTATCGGTACTGGCTCCAACGCTCAGTTCACTGTTGGCGAGCGTCTGTTCGTTCTGAACGCAATGCCTGGTGGTACTTCCTTCACCGGTATTGACCTAAACGCCGCTGCTGACCGCAACGCTCGTGGCGACCTGATTGTTGAGAACCTGTTCAAAGCTTGCCAGGCTCTTGATGAAAAGGATGCTCCTAAGGAAGGTCGTGTGTGCGTCCTGAGCCCTGGTGCTTACTACGACGTGCTGAACAGCGACCGTGCCATCAACACCGACTTCAACGCCGCTGGTGGTGCCAATGGCTCCATCTACCAGAACCGCGTGGCTTCTGTGGCTGGCTTCCGTCTGATGACCTCTAACCACCTGGGTATCAACAGCTATACCGCTAACCAGACCTATGTGGGTCTGTCTAACCAGTCTGCTGTGACCCGTGGTGAGCGTCCTAACTACATCAACGGTAAGGACGGCTCTGACGGCGCTGCTGCTGCTGGTACCTACGATTACTACCAGGATGAGCAGGGCAACACCTCGTCCATCGCTAACTGCTTCGGCCTGTGCTTCTCCAAAGAAGCCGTGGGTACCGTGGCACTGAAGGACGTGTCGATGCAGATGACCGGTGCTGAGTACAAGGCTATGACTCAGAGCACCATGATGGTTGCTAGCTACGCTGTGGGTCACGGCATCCTGCGTCCTGAGTGTGCAGTGAGCCTGCTTCATGACGGCAACCCGTACTAATTAACTAGCTTCTAGTTAATTACCAATACAATGAGGGGAGGCAGAAATGTTTCCCCTTTTTTGTTGCAATAATGGCGACTAGTAAACTCAGTGCAGTTAACACCCTTCTCGCCATTATTGGTGAGGCACCTGTAAACAGTCTTAACGCTCCTTTGACTGGTGACGCAAGCTTGGCAGAGCGCACTCTTGATGAGGTGAGCCGAGAGGTTCAAGGTGCTGGGTGGTCTTGGAACACAATGCTGTATGACTCCATTCCTCTGGACGCTTCTACAGGTCAATCCCAGCTTCCTAGCAATACCCTTGCTGTTCGATTTAATCCGCTTACCTACCCATCTCAAAGGTTTGTTCTTCGTGGTCTTAGGCTTTTTGATCGCGTTAGGAACTCATACGACCTGAGAGGTAGCTTTGGTGTAGCAGTCATTGGTAACACCAGCGACCTTGTAGCTGAGATTGTTGAAGAGCTTGATTGGGACAGTATTCCTGAAACTGGCCGTCGGTATATTACGATCCGAGCTGGCCGTATGTTTGCTAACCGAGCTGTGACTTCTGCCAGTCTTGAGACCTACACAGCAGAAGACGAAGAAAGAGCTTTGCAAATTCTCAAGCGTACTGAGGACATGGCTCAAAACTACAACTTCATCAGCGGCCCTGACGATATGTATGGTGGCCGTGTCGTTACTAACTTTGGTCCCGATATCCTGAGCCGCTGATGTCAAGAGAACTTTTTAGCCAAATCATTGGCCCTCTCAATAAAGGTGTTAACCAGCAAGCCGATAGTTTTGTGCTGCCTGGTTTTGCCAAAGTCCTTGAAAACGGAAACTGTGACCTTGTTGAGGGTCTTAAGAAACGGCTAGGTTCTGTGCCTGTAAAGCGTATTGATACGCTTACAAAGAACGCTGGTGGTCTGTCTCTGACTACTCCAATCAAGTGGAATGAAGCTTGGGTTTTTGTTTATAACCGCAGTAGCAGTGAACGTTTTATCCTCATTATTGCTGACGATAGCCGTACCGTTTCTCGTACTGGAAATATTACTAACGGCTCTGCTGTAGTCACTTCTGTTAGCTCCATGACAGATTTGTTTGTCGGAGCTGGTGTAACAGGTAGTGGTATACCTAGCGGAACGACCATTGTTGATATTGATACTGCTGGCTCTCGCATCACTCTCAGCAAAAATGCAACTGCTACGACGACTGGTGTAACCCTGACTGTTGAATCTAGTTACACCTTCGTTACCGGTATTTCTAATGTTGAGCCCATTAGTGGCATCCTTCCCACTGTTGTCCCTGTTGAGCAAACTTTCTCTAACATCAGCTCCACCAATCTTGGTTACCTGCGTGGAGCTGGTCGTGCTCGGGATCGTTTTAGGGCTACGTCATTTCAGGACTATGTGTTTGTAACCAATATTCAAAAGAAGACTGCATACGATTCAACTGAAACTCTGACCCGTTACAACATCGGTAGCATTAGCAGCGTTTACCGACCTACCAAAGCTCAGGTATGGGTCAAGCTGGTTGATTACGACACGATGTATGACATAGCAGTTGAGCTTGATAACGGTGATGTTATTACTGGTCATTATTTAACTCCTTCTCTTACTGACGCTTCTGGCGATCCAAACGTTGTCAGCTCTGAAGATATTGCTGCTCGATTAGTTAGTTTTACTGAAACTATTACTGGTACAACTTCTACTGGCAGCTCTACTATCACAAGCGTCACCGCTGCTGATATCAAAAAAGTATTTCCTGGTGAAACTGTAAGTGGCACTGGTATCCCAGCTAATACGTTTGTTGGAACAGTAGATACAGTTGCCAACACATTTACCTTGGTTAATGAAGCAGGCACTCTTGTTAACGCCACTGCTAACGGTTCTACAACTTTGACCCTTGGCGATGGTCTTGATCAAACTGATATTAATAATCAACTGACATTTGAAGTTCAAGGTTCTCAAATTCTGATTGGCTTAACTAGCTCTTCTCGTTACTTTAAAAGCATCGTCGCCTCTGATGCTCGTGGCAACACTTTGATGGCTGGATTTTCCAACCAAGTCACAAACATTACAGAGCTTCCTCCTACCTCTTGGGAAGGTTATACGGTGCTTGTAGCGCCTTCTGGATCTTCTGATCAAAGCTCGTATTACCTCAAATTCAACGCTGAAAACACTACTACTAACGGAACCTTTGGCCGTGGCGTGTGGGAGGAAAGTGCTGGTTGGGGCGCTAGAGGGCTTCTGGATGACAACACGATGCCCCATGCGTTTGTCTATTACAGAAACTCCAACGGCCTTGTGCGGTTTACATTCCAGCCGTTCACTGGTGCTGCTTATACAGATGGCAGTGTTTCTATTGATCTTCCTGGTTGGGAACAACGATTAGCTGGCGATGAGGAAGAGCTTCCTGGTCCGTCGTTTGTTGGCTACACAATTAATGACCTTGTATTTTTCAAAAACCGTCTTGGCTTTGTCAGCGGTGAAAACGTCATCCTGAGTGAGTCTGGAGCGTACTTTAACTTCTGGCAGCAATCAGCCTTGCAAGTTGTTGACAGCGATCCTATTGACCTCACTGCTGTCAGTAACGACGTTGCTGTGTTGAACTACGCCTTGCAGCAGCAGGACGAACTTGTGTTGTTTTCTAACGAAAACCAGTTCCGTTTGTACTCAGGCGATAACGTTACGTTCAGCCCTGAGACAGCTTCTGTGGGTCGTATTAGTTCCATCAGCATGGAGCCAAACGTCAAACCTGAACAGGTTGGCCCTCAAGTGTTGTTCCCAGTTAAAGAAGGTGATTTCACTGGTTTCCAAACTTTCATTACCACTGACCGCACGGTGGGTATCAACCTGGGTCAAACTGCTGTAATCACTGAAACGGTACCTAAATACATCCCTAAAAACATTGATTCCCTTGCTGTAAGTCGTACTGATCAGTATCTAGTGGCTTTGAGTAAAGATGATCCAGATGCGCTGTATGTGTATCAATTTTTCTGGGAAGCTTCTAGTGGCTCTTTAACCAACAGACAAAACGCTTGGCATAAATGGACCTTCCCCAACAAAAACATTTATTGGTGTGACTTTGTTGAAGGAACTCTGTTCAAGTTGGTTAGCTACAACAACAGCGGCAGTACTGAGTACTACCTTGAAGGCATCAACGCTTCTAGGCCGCCTCAAGACAGTGCTGATCTGTTCCTGCTAGACCGTCAAATCTCTAGCTCGATTACCACTGACATTGGTACGGCTAGCTTTAGCTACTCTGCTGCCACCAACAAAACGACTGTTACGCTGCCCTACAGGACCGTTAACACCAGTCAATTTGTCATCATCAAACAAAACGCAGGCGATGCAAGCGAAGCTAAAAAGCGTTGGGTCGTGGCTACTAGTGTTCCGGCTGGTGTTACAAGTTTTGTTTGCGATAGCCTTGGTGACTTCTCAAACAGCTCTTGGGTCTTTGGCGAGCAATTTACGTTTACTTACCGACCGCCTCAACTTATGCCGTATAGCAGAACAGCGACCGAAAACACTTTTATTGGTAATCGCACTGGTCGTTTGCAGTTGCGATATATGGATATTTATTACAACGATGCTCGTTACTTCACCGTTAAAGTTACTCCTTATTTCCGAGATACGGTGACTTACGAGTTTGACCGTAGAGACCCACTGAACGCCAACATCGTAATTAGCGAGGAAGAACCGTTTGAAGAGGCTAAGTTCCGTGCTTATATCCAAAGCAAGAATGACCAAGTTACAGTGGAGCTAGTGAACGACAGCATCGACCAGGCTAAGTTCATCGCTCTTGAGTGGACTGGTCTGTACTTTGATGTAGCGAGGAAGTACGGCTGATGACTTTTTCTGGCGCCTCTAATTTTCGTTTAGACGTTGACCTGGGTCAAACGTTAGACATTCCTTCTTTTAACGTTCCAAATCTTTCAGAAGAAGCTTTTTCTCCGTCTTTTAACATAGGCACTCTTGGGTTTACCGGTAATTTTGATTTTGGTGCTGATTTCGGTATTCCAAAATTTGATATCCCTGACTACTCTTCAATTTTTCAAATTCAAGATCAGGTTCAAACTCAAGCCCAAAATCAAAATAGCTTTCAAAATCTTTTAAAAGGTATTTTTGAACTGCCTTCAATTCTGTCAATTGGTAAAGGGGTTCTTCAAGGAGCAGCAGCCACAGCAGCTTATAAAAACGCAGCAGCAGAATCTGGTTTGCGTAACGCTGCAGCTAACCAAGAGTACTGGGCTCGTTATGCAGACACTGTGGCTCAGAACTACCGAGACTACCAAGCTCAGTTAGACAGCTATTACAGGGACCTTGATTACGCTCAGAGGCGTCGTGATTACGAAGACCAGCTTGCTAAGCAACAGGCTGAGTACAAAGGTGCTGTTTCTACTCAAGCTTTCAAAAACTTTGAACGACAGATTGCTGATCTTGAAGGTCGTTTTTATGAAGAAGAAGCTAAAGAAACAATTGAGCTAGAAAACATTCGTATTCAATCTATTGCTGCAGCTAGTAAAGCCAAAGCTAAGGGTCAAGCTGGTCGTTCTATTGAGCGTCTTAACAACCAATATCACCAGCAATATTTGGCTAATCTCAGCAATAGAGAAGTTACCCGCAACTACCGTATTGCTGACAAAACCCGTCAAGCAGAGGCTTTGGACGTAGCCCGTCAAAACACCTCTAATCAAGTCCAGTTTTACACGCCTCAACCTATTCCTGATCCCGTCAAACCGTTGGCTCCTTTGCCTATTACGGCTGTGCCCCCAACTCCTGAAACGATGCCTTCTGGAACAGCGCTTACGATTGATTTAGCAAATATTGGACTTGAAGCTCTCAAAAACTACCAGTCCATGCAACCTCCCGCACCCAAACCTATCGGCCAATGACAAGCAGCTTTGGTATTACCCCGCAACGTCAAATTCGTGACCTTGTAGCCCAACCGGCTCGACCTACTGAACCTGCTCGTCCTGCTGAAACCCCAGCTACCCCTGTACAGGTTGGTGGTCAGTTGCTGTATGGAGCTAGCTACAAACCAGGTTCAGGCGCTGAAGCAATTAAAAGTATTCAAGATTTTCTAAGCAGTGAAGGTGCGTTCACAAAACTAACTGACAATCTGTTTGAAAACTACAAAGAGCAAAAACGAGAAGAAGCTACAAGACTGCTGCAACAAGAAGCTACTGCTTTGCGTGATTCACTTGAAAACGCAAAAGAAACCAAGATTCTGTCTAAAGCTGGTGATGAAAACCTTGCCCGTCAGAACCGCTTAAGTAACCCTTGGGTTAATTTCTTCTATTACGACACCAAGGCTTCTAACGCTGGTAAACAGGTTGCTGTTGACCTAGCCAGTTGGGGTACTAGGCAATCTGAACGTCTTGCTGAAATTGATAACCCAGCGGAACGTGCTGCACTTATTGCTGCCAAAGTTGATGATCTACTAAAGCCATATTCAGATGTTCCTTCTGCGTTTCGCTCTGCAAAGATTGATCCGCTTGTTAGCTCAGCTCTACTGGACGTTAAAAAGAACGTAACTAATAAAGTTTTTGAACGACAAGAACTAAAAGATCAACAAACTGCCTCTGATATCTTTACCGGTGAGATTCGCCTGGGTGCCAAGTTTATTAAAGGCTCTTACGGCTCTCAAGCTGGTACGGTTTTTGGCGAACAAAGCCTTCAAAATGCTTACACCAAGGCATATAACCAGTTTGTAATTAATCGTGGTTATTCAGAAAAGCAGTTCCATGAGCTGCTGTTCCGTGAAGCTCCGTCTTTGTTTATTGATGCCAATAAAGATGGTTACAGCGACCTTGGCGAAACGTTTAGCTATTTGAACTATGTCAAAGCTTGGGAAAATATCAAAACAGCAGATGGTCAACCGATCCTTAATTTGCGTAACGCTAAGGGTGAAACGTTTAGGGAAGCTTTACAAAATGGCGCTGTTCAAGCTGTAAAAGCTCAAGAAGTATTTGAAGGTTCTATTGAGCGTGGTATTCAGCGTACTCAACGTGAGTGGAAGCGTAACTTTAACGATGAGTCCACTCAGTTCTATGCTCAATTTCCCAATCCCAGTGACCAACAAATTACTGATCAACGTGAAGCTCTCAAAGCTCGTAACCGTCAGCTAGCGGCTAGAGGGTTGCTGCCTGAGGGTATGTCAGTGGCTGATGCTGACGAAATGATTGATAAAACCTACCCGTTCCGTACCGTTACTCTGAGCCCCACTGCAGAGGCATTCCTTAAGCAAGAAGTTGATGACCTTGTAGCTCAAGGTGCTACTGAGCTGCCTGGTGACCTTGCTGCTCGTGTTGAGGGTACTTCCGTAATGGCGTATGCCATCAATAAGTTTGGTGATGCCCGTCGTGAAGCTTCTAATCCCAACACCACAAAAGCTCGTGATGCTCTAGTTAAAGAACTAACTAAAGGTCTTGAAGCAAACTTCTTTGCTAAAGACGAGCAACTCAAAATGGTGGCTCAAGAAGGCAAGGTTGGTGAAGAAAAGCGCAGGATTACTAAGAGTGCAACTCTGCAAGCTTCTCAGCGTCTTCGCGTAGAAGGTTCTCGTTACATCAACAACAAGCTGTATGAAGCCCGGCAGCGGGGTGAAAACATCAACGACCCTGCTGTGCAACTCAGGATTCTTGAAGATGCTAAGCGTTACTTCTACGATCAACCTCAATACAGCAACGTTGATTCTTACTACAGCCTTTCTCCTGCAGATCGTGGACGGCCAAACCTAAAAGGTCCCGCTCTTGGTAGCTCCAAGCAACGTCCTGATGGCAGTTGGGAGATCAGCATCAACGACACTGATAACCGTGGTACCTGGGCTTCTCTTGCCCGTAATACCTTTAAAAACGCTCCTCAAGCCAGAGAGTATCTTAAAAACAACTTTGTGTTTAACGAGCGTGAGTTAAACGAACTAAACTACGCCCTTGCTAGCGGTGATACGTCACGACTTAGTGCTGGTACCCGTCGTAGCTTGGCAAACGTTCAGCAAGGTTTAAACAACAAAGTTACGATTGCTGAAATTGTTCAACAGCAAGCCAATCGTTACGGATTGTTGCAACAGCCTCAGTACCGAGCAAACGCAGCCAAGATTCAAGCTGCTGCTAAAGCACCTGTGGCTGGTACTGGTACTGCTCCTCGGGATCTGCAGCTTTATGTGTATAACCTTCATCACGGTCACTCTGCTAACAGAGCTGTTGATTTCCAACTTGAGCGGGGTAACAGGGCTCAAACAGCCAACCCAATGCCAGCTCCTCTAAGTGGTCGTGTGGTGTATGCAGGTCCTGTCAGTGGTTATGGAAACACAGTTGTAATTGAAGCTGATTCTGATGGCCCTGGTTATCGCAGAGGTGAACGACTGCTTCTTGCCCACGCTGCTCGATTGCTAGTACGTCCTGGACAGCGTGTAAGCCGTGGTCAGAACATTTTGATTGCTGGTGATATGAGTCCAACTAACAGCAATCCTGGTCGTTCCACAACTGGTCGTGGTACTCCTGGTCACCTTCATAGCCAACTGTTCCGTCCTGGCACTGGTTTCCCCAGTCAGATTGATCAGTTTGAACAAGCAAGGCAGAACGATTTCTTTAAGAAAGCTGTTTATCCGTTGTTCCGTAAAGTAAGCGATCCCAACAGACGTTAAGTATTTTCTAGTTATATCCGTTAGTTTGGAGGAAGCGCAGATGCTTTCTCCTTAAATGCCCTACGTCCCTCTTCGTAACGGTCAAAGTCTTTTCGTAGCGGATCCTGATCAAGCAGAACAGAGGTATCAACAAGAATGGAATCAAGGTGGTGCTACCCCCAAAGTAAGTGCTACCCCGAAACCAGTAGCAAAACCTAAGCCCAAGGCTGCACCTAAGCGTGGCTTTGATCTTGGTCGCTTTATGCAGCAGGCAGGAGCTGAAGTTGCTCGTGTGGTACCTGAAGCTGTTCGTAAGCTGTTTAACGACCCCATTGCAGCGGCTCAGCAAGTTGGTGCGTTGACTCAAGGTATTGACCTTGGCTCAGCCCTCTCTGCGGGTCCTATGGGCGGTGGTATGCCCACTGTGGAGACTGATCGCAAGCTGGTAGAGCAACGTCAAAAGAACGCTCAGGCAGCCATTGAAGCCCTTCAGAAAACTGGTAAAGACCCTGAAGGCTTTAGCTATGGTATCCGTCCTAACGTGCCTGTTCTGGGCCCTCTGTTTAGCGAAGACAGTGAGTTTGTTAAGAAAAACATCAAACCAAAGACTTGGGGTGGTCAGTTAGCTGCTGGTGTGTTTGCATCTGTTGGTGGTGATTTGGGTGTTAGCAAGCTGCTTAAAGCACCTTCGATGATGGGTAAAACTGTCCAAACTGCAGACAAACTTGTTGATATTTGGAAAGCTGGTGATATTAAAAATGGTGCAAAAGTAATTACTAGTTTTCTAGTTAAGGACGTTATTCCTAACGCTATTCAGGATGCAATGTTCTTTGCTCCTACTCCTCCTGCTGCTGTTCAAAAGCAGTTAGATGAGATTCAAAAACTGCGTACTCCTGAACAACGGATTGCTGCAGCCAAAGTTCTAAGGGCTACAACTCCTGCAGAGTTTGACTACGCCTTTGAACAACTGAAAAACGTCAGTGCAGGTGCTGCTGCTCTTGGTGTGCTTCGTGGTGGTTTTTATGCAGCTAATAAGTTTTTGAAAAAATCAACCTCTGGTATGCCTGTTGCACAGGCCTTTGAAGAGGCTGCTAATGAAAGCGAACCTGTTCTGCGTCAAGCTCTGGAAGCTGAAGGTCTTTTGCGGGCTAATGAACTGCGTGAGCAACGTCTTGGTGATGTAACTTCTCAGCTCTACCGCAAGATTGAAGAAAACGTTGCTGACATTGCTAAAGGTGGTCGTGCTGGTGCTGAGTCGTTCCTGACAAAGCGCAATGAGTTGCTGCCTGAAACTGAAAACATCCTTGCTGATCTTCAGGGTGCTCCTGATTTGACTCCTCAGCTGCAGCAAGTTGAAGTTGATATTGCTTCTGCTCAAAAGATCCTTGGCGTTAAAAGTGCTGATGAGCTGACTGCAAAAAGTTCCATGATTCAGGAGCGGCTTGCTGGTTACGAAGCTGCTATTGCAAAAGATCCTGATTGGATTAACAAGAGCACTGGTACTGGTAAGCGAGCCAGTAAAAACAGTTCCAAGCTGCGTAAAGCTACTGAACTGTCTGAACAAATTGGACTGCTGCAAGATTTGTACGTTCAGCGTTCTCAATTTGAAAGTGCAAACCTTCAACGTGTAGCAAAAGAAGGTGAACTTGAGAAGCTGACTGTCGATACCATGACGGCTTCTATCGGATTCCGTAACAGTCTGAATGATGCTCGTACTTTGGTTAACGCTCTTGATGAACTGGATGCAGAGCGTGTTCAACTGCTGGAAAGTCGTAACTCGCAACTATTTGCTGAGAACCGTCTCGATGAGATGGATTTTGACTACAGCATTAAAGATGCTTACGGCGAAGCCTATGGGGAACTTAAAGACCTCCTGAACGCCGCTGAGGCTGCTGTAACTACTGGCAACCTTAACGAAGACTTTATGCGGATGTTTGTTCAGCAAACAGATGCAATCCACAACAAAGTCATTGAAAATGGCGGTCTTGCTCCCATCGTTCCTGAGATGCCTGGTGGTGTTGATATTGGTGATGAGATCCCTGTGACCACTCAAGCTGAAGAAGCTATTGATCCTCAGATTGGCCTTCCGCGTGACCCTGCGCCGATTGCTAACCCTGTGCCGATTACTAAAACCGATGACGGTGAGCTGGTTATTGATGCTGATGCTTTGGCTGAAAAAGAGTTTCAGCAGGCTCCTCAGCTAGATGAAGTTGTTGGATCTGTTGCTGATCTGATTAAAGAAACCAACAAAAACCTCAAGATCCATCAAGACCCAACTGAAACTAAAGCAACTATTGAAGAATTTGTTCGTGGTGTAAACGACATTATTACCAAGCAAGGTGAGCAAGTCGTTGATGACCTGCGTAACGGTACTGATCTGGCTGAAGACGTTACTCAGATCTACAGCACTAACGCAAACAAATACACAAGTTCCCTTGAAAACGCTGCTGCTGTTAAACAGGCCGTAGATAGCCTCTCTGGTCGCAAAGCAATTCTTCCTCAGCAATACGGTATTGCCATTAGAAAAATGGCTACGTTGCTGGGTAACAACTCAACAATTAGAAAGATTGCCACTTTTGCTGAGTCTGAAAAGCTTGGCAAAGACATTCAAAAGAACCTAAACAAAATTATGGTTCCCGTGGCAATGCTGGATGACAGCGCTGCTGCAGCCCTTCGTGACGCTCGTAACCTGCGTCAAATCATTCAAGGTGAAGAGATTGAAGGTTTGGATCGTGTCACAGCTCTTTCTAACGCTGCTGACAGTTACCAAGTACTAATGGCAAATGCAAAAGCCATGAACTCGCTGTTCTATGGCGTTGGTAACGCTCTGAGGTTGTTTGATCGTCGTACTCGCCTTGGGTTCTCTACTCAGGATCCCAAAGCTCTGTTCAGTGAATTTAATCAGCAACTGGCAGCGTTTGGTGATAGTAGTGAATTTGCAGACAGTGCAGCCAAAGCAGCTCAAGACGCTAAGGAAGAGATGGACCAAAGTATTGGTCAATTCTTTAACAAAGTGAAAGCTGGTGAAGAGCTGACTGATGAAGAGTTTGAAGGGTTTGAAACCCTGATTGAAAAGCTGTATCAAAGTCAAGGTGATTACGAGCGTCTTAAGGAACTTGAAATAACTGGCAGCGCAGTGTTGGCTCGTTTGCAGACTGGCTCTCCGCTGTCTAACCCAGCAATGATTGCTTCTATTCCAATTCAAGCAATTCCAGAGCAAACGGTTCAGTTGCTTGGTATGGCAGCTCCAGTGCTCACTAACAAAACAGCTAAGTGGCTTACTGGTAAAAGCATTTCAGCAGCCGAAAATCTTAAAGAAGCTCGTATTGCTCAACAAACTTTGTTGCAGCTTCGGTTCACGATTGGTGAGGCTCTAAACGCTACTTATAACCGTTTTGTTTATGGACGAGCAATTACTGATCCTGCTCAAGCTGCTGACGCTGCTTATGACCTAGCTCGTCGTTCTGGGTTACGCCGTGAAGAAGCCATTTCCCAAGATCTTGCCGCTACTGCTTTTAAAACTCCGTTCTTTAATTACGTTCTTGAAAAGAGCGAAGAAAACGAAGGTATTTTTGATCTACTTAATAAAACTCGTGTGATGACAAAAGTCTTTCACGATTACTTTATGCCTGGTGAAGCTTGGAGTAAGCGTAGTGCTGTTGGTCAAGCAATTAGCCTTCCTACTACAGCTTTGCGTGGAATGGGTGTTGGTAAAGAAAGCTATTACCCAGGTGGTGAAGATGTAAACCTTACAATTTTTAACCAACTTTCTGCAGCCGCTGATGAACTTTCTACTTCTTTGTTTGTTAATGCTGGCGCCCGTGCCAGAGCAATTATTGAAGTTGAAGATCAAATTGCTGCTGGAATGATTCAACCCGCTGATCGTGCCACTGAAATTGCCAATCGTCTTAATAAAGAAGCTTCTGATATTTATCAACCAATCAAAGTTGGTTTTGATCAGAAAACGATTGGCTACGCAGTTAACGATGAAAAGATGCTGCGGCTTAGCCGAGCTGTAAACCTGACAGAAGAGCTGACGGGCCCTCTTGGTTCTGTTACAGATGCAATTAACACTTGGCGTCAAAGTAAATTTGCACCGCTTGCGTTCTTTGCTCGTGACATTTTCCCAATTATTACGTCACCAGTAAACGGCATTAAACGAGCAGCAATGATTGCTTATGGCGGTGAAGTTATTCAAGCCTCAACTGATGCTGTAAGAGCTGCAGCCTCAGCCACACTTAAAAACCTTCCTGAAGCTGTTTCTGATTTACTGCCCCCTGATGTAAAACAACAGATCATTAATTTTGAAAGCAAATATATGAGCAGTGATCCGGTTGAACGGAACCTTGCTCAAGGTGCTTTGGCTCTTTCTGTTGGTATCAACTCTCTTGCTTTCTTCTTGGTTCGTGACGGAAATCAAGATATCGCTGGTGGTCTTGAAAACTCTTATCGAGAAACTGAGGGTGCTGTAGAACCCTATACCTGGTTAATTGGTGGTCAGGCTGTTCCTTATCGGTATTTGCCTGTTTTAGGCAACACCTTGGCGTTCCACGCAACCATTCGTGATTTGATTGAGTTTGCTCCTGGCAAAGATACTTCTGGTTTAGTTGCTTTGGCAGTAGCTTCTCTTGCAAACACAATTTTGGAAACTCCAGCTATTGCTGGTTTTGACAAGCTTATTAAAGCGTTAACTCAGGCAGGTCAAGGTGACGTTAGTCGTTTGCAAAAACTGTTGTCTGAATCTGTAGCTAAAGCCGGTGATCCTTACCTCAATCTGCGTAAGGTCATTGTGCAAGGTATTGATCCTCGTAAACCTGCTACTCCTGTTAGCAAATTTTCTACCAGCAAGTTCTACAGCAGAGGAAAAATTGGTGAAAAAGGCATTTCACTAGAGGACTTTAAACACAGCGTTGCTGATTCATTGTTTGCAACTTTTGGTATTGCTACTGAATACAACCCAATTGCCATGCTTACTGAAGCAACAATGGCTGCAATTACTAAGGACCCTGAGTTGCGTACAAGGTCCCGTAAGGCCCTTTGGTATGGCACCCCTGGTCAAACCGTCAACGCTAACAACGCAGGTGTTTGGTACCCCTTGCAGGCTGTCTTAGGCCGCTACTGGACGTTCCCAAACAAGATGGAGGATGATCCTGTAGCCAAAGAAATGGTTTACAACCTTGTCAGTCCTCCTCGTAAAACCCTGTACCACAGCGATGGGGTTGGTATTAACGACAGTGTGTTGAATGATTTCAACCATTTCTTGAACAGTGAATTTACGTTTTTTGCAAACGGTAAACAGTACAAAGGCACTCACAAGTACCTCAAAGAACTGGTTACCAGCAAGGAATACACTCAATACCCTGGCGTTGATAGCCCGTTCAAGATGGGTCCATTTGGTTTGGTTCAAGATGCCAATTGGAATCGAGAAGACAATATGCGTAGTGTGATTCTTAAAAACGAAGTGAGTAAACTTATAGGTATTGCTAAGGAGCAATTTTTGATGGGAGACCTACCCGGTCAACGCTACAAAGCACCGCCTGAAATGAAACAAATGATTCTCAACAACCGTCTGACCGGAGGCTCTAACTAATGGCTTACGCATCCATCACTTATACCAGTGCATCTGGTACAACGTTTGCTCTTACTAACAGCAGTGGAGATCCAATTGAATATCTGAGACAAAATGACATCAGTGTCACTGTCAACGGTGTTCTTAAAACTCTTACTACTGATTACACCTTTAACAGTGCTGGTACTGCAATTGTTCTTAACACTGCAGTAAGTGGTGCAACGGTTGTCATTGCTCGTACAACTGACATTGCTGATGCCACTGTTAGTTTCACAGCTGGCTCTACGCTGACGGCTCAAGACCTTAATAACTCTGATAAACAGAACCGATTTGCCCTTCAAGAGTTTTCAGATACCTATGGTGCTCTGACCACCGGTACTGGTGATCTGAGTGCTCTTGCTGGTTTTATTGGTAGTGCTGAAACTTGGGTATCTGATAACGCACACGCTCCTACTACTGGTGCTGTTGATACTCGTGTTGACAGCAAGATTGACACTGCTTTGATCACTGATGTTGTTGCTGGTGATTCAATCACTGTTACCGACAACAGCCCCA